TACTTAGACGGTAGTAAAGTAGGTCAAACATTAGTACTAAACTCTAAACTTAGTAATTAATAACTATTTATAATTAAAAATCAATATTATGTCACTATTATCAAAAGTAAAAGAGTCAGTATTAGGATTAAAAGGTGTTACACCAACGAAGAGAGATGGAGCGAAAGGTACATCAACACTTCATTTTAAATCATCTATTACTGATAACCCAGATATTCTGGCTCAACAGTCTAATTTAAGTTTAAAAGGTTTAAAGCCTGATTCTAACTATATGGACAACCTTCCTGAAAAAGGAATAAAAGATAGAGCTAGAGATATTACAGGTTAATAATTTAATTTCTAGACATGGCGTTAATCAATATCCAGACAAACCTTAAGTCTTTAACTTATGGTGAATTCGGTACTGAACCTCCTTTGGTTACTAAACCAATAGATGGTAGTGCTAGTTCGTCTGGGTTAGATTTGGAAGCAAATAAACGAATAGACGATTTAACGCGTATTACTAAACTAATTACTTCAACTCCTGCAGCATTAAAGTTCGGCATTAATCAGGCAGCATTAAATACTTTAGAACAACGTATAAAGAGTAATGCAGACCGTATTAAAAACAAAGGTAATAATGGATCTTTAGTAGGGGATGCTTTAAGAGGTGTTGGGAACTCGGCAAAAGTATTTGCTTCCACAATAGCTCAAGTACCAGTAAACGGCACAGGCACGCACTTTGTAAAAGGATTCGCAGGTAAATTAGGGTACCTAAGAGGCGTCCAAGGCCATATAGAGTATAAAAATAATAGAAAGCAAGACGGAACTATAACTGTAAAAGGTAAGATAGAGAAATCCGGTGATTTTGCAGAAAATAAAAGTTTAATAGTATTAGATTACTTCAATAAACCGGAGGGTGGAGAAAGTAGAGCAGAAAGATTTAGAAATCAAACAATACTTCAAGGTACAGGCACTAAAGTACCTGAAATTGAAGGATCTTTTGCTAAAATAGACGATCAAGGGTATATACCTCTAGAACGCCCAGGAACTTCTAGAGAAACTTCAACAAGAGAGACTAATACTAACCATAGCGAACTCATAAATACTGATGCAGGGTTCGATTATACCGATGGTCAGGCAGTAGATAAAATTAATACCTTATTTGGAGGAAAGCTAAAAGCTTCTTCTCCAGTAACTAGCTCGATTGAAGAAAGTCAAACCATAGATACAGATACAGATAAAGTATTTAATGATTTAATAAAGTTTAGGTTTAAAATTATTTCCCCTCAAACTACCGAAGGAGGAGAGCCAACTGTAACCCATTTAAATTTTAGAGCTTATTTAGATTCTTTTGGTGATAATTATAGTTCGAATTGGAATTCATTTAAATATATCGGAAGAGCAGAAGATTTCTATACATATTCTGGGTTTAGTAGAAATATAGACTTTAGTTTTAAAGTAGCTGTTTTATCTAAAAACGAGGTAGATCCACTTTATCAAAAATTAAACAAACTAGTAGGACAGTTAGCACCAACTTATGTAGGAGATAGTTTTATGAGAGGTAATTTTGCTGCAGTAACTATCGGTGATTATCTTTTAAATCAAACAGGATTTTTTAACTCTATTAACTTATCGTGGAATACAGATTATCAATTTGGAGGTCAAGATGGAGATTCTCAACTTCCTCACGTATTAGACGTACAATGTTCTTTCCAACCAGTACACAACTTTAATACTACATTTGGTCAGCAGTATATTAATAAAGTAGGTAATATATTAATATAAAATGAACAGGTATAAAAATATAAAAGTAAAAAAAGACTCAGAAGGAGTAAGATATTATAGAAATATAATATTTCCAGAAATTCCTTTGAGTTCTGATGATATTTACGCTATTACTACGGCAGGTGATAGATACGATACGTTAGCTTTACAGTTTTACAATAATGCATCTTTATGGTGGATTATAGCAGGTGCAAATAACTTTAAAAAAGATTCACTTGTAGTCAAACCAGGAATTCAAATAAGAATACCAGCAGACCCGTCTAACGTTATCAACATATATAACAAATTAAATAATGAAAGATAATGTCAACAGGAAAAGCATTTGGAATACCAATTGACAGAAAAGTTGTTGATCAATTAAATGCAAGAAAAGCACTTTTAGTTGGTAATAATAGACTTGTTGATAATACTATGCTCTTACATAATAAAGGAGCATGGGTAAGAGTTGTATCATCAGTAGATACTAAGGATTCACCAGATAGGGAAGAATTAACTGAAGAATTAGCTTCTAATTTTGTTTTGCAAGGTGGTGTTTTAAAAAAACAAACAAACGACAAAGGAGATTTTACTGGATTTAAACAAAGAGAAGGGCTAAAACTTCTTGGTAATTTTTTAGAAAACGATAGCGCGTACGATTATAGTTCACAATCAGGGTTTAGACCTATGATGGGCATCACAGGATTTACAGTACAATCTCAAGGAGCTTATGGTACGCTAAAAAAAGCAGACATACAGTTTACAGTATGGTCTTTGGAGCAGTTAGATGCTGCTGAAAAGCTTTATTTTAGACCTGGTTTTAACGTTCTTGTTGAGTACGGGTCATCTGCTTATTATGATTCTAAAAGTGGTGAAGTATTAACTTTTCAAAATAGTATAGCTCAAAAGTATTTACAAAAATCAAAAAAACTTTCTAAACTTGAACAGGAAATCATAGAATTAGAAGAATCCACAGATTACAACTATAGTGCCTTCTTAGGTAGAATTATTAATTTTAGTTGGTCTTATAATAATGATGGAGGTTTCGATTGTAGTATACAAATACAAGCTAAAGGTGAAATAGTAGAATCTCTCAAACTTCTATTAAACGATAACAAAGAGAGTGGATTAGATGAATATGTAAAGTCAGATTCAACTAAGGCTTCAGATATTACTCTTTTAAAAGCACTCAAAGCTTTGAGGATTAAAGGGGATAATAAAAAATTTATGAAGCAGTTTATCAAAGGTGCTCAAAATATCGATGATATAGGGTATTTAATAACTGTTAGCAACAGGTTTAATGTAGCTGGTTTTGAAGACCCGGTCGTAGAAGGAGACGCAGAATACATTCCTGGTGAAAGTTTTGAAAATAAATTTGTATATATTACTCTTGGTACCCTATTGGGATTAGTTAACGCTTTTCTTGTACCAGAAAACGAAGAAGAGGAAAAAGAAACTAGATTTAGAGAGAATAATTACGGTACCTCACTGTCTAGTACTTTTATTACATTTCCCGGTCACGTAGCTTTAGATCCAGGTATTTGTATGTTAAAACATAAAGCCGATAAAGGCGTGTACTTATCAGATCAAGAACTTTATGGAGGCTCTTTACCTAATGAAGTAAGTACAGCAAAAGGAGAAGTTGATGATATTTACGGAATTATGTTAAACGTAAAACATTTAGAAGATATATGCAAAGGATACGTAGAGGCAGAGGTAGATAATTCTAGTCAAGAAGCTAACGTATTTTCATTCATCAAAAAAATTCTAAGTGATATAAATACTAACTTAGGAGCTGTAAATAAACTAGATCTAGATTTAGATAAAAAATTAAATGAATGGAGAGTAGTAGATAGAAACTTCTATGATCCTGAAAAAGTTAGTGGTGATGAATTTACTGTCTTAGATTTAGTTGGGTTAGGTAGTTTAGTATCTAACTTCCAATTAGAATCAAAAATATCAGGGGAACTCACCAATATGTTAGCGATTTCAGCAGCAGTTTCTGGAGATGATAAAGGCTTAGATGGTATAGCAAGATATAATGATGGAGTTAGAGATAGGTATAAAGAAAAACTCAAAACTGGTCCTGCTGAGAAAAAAAGTTCTGACGATACAGCTAGTGATCAAGAAAAATTAAATGAGCAAGCTATAGACTACGGTAATAAAGTAGCTGATATTTACCGAGTATACAGTAGTGATAAAAAGTACGATAGAGAAGCTTTGAGAAATTGCTCTTCTAACCATAGGGAGTTTACTTCTTTAGCTTATAAACATAGCCAAAGAGTTAAAAGACAATCAGGGACTAAAGCTTCTTATAGCGGTATTATACCTTTAAATCTTTCTTTTTCAATGGACGGTATAAGTGGGTTAAAAGTAGGAGAAGCATTTAGAGTACAGAATAATATACTACCTTCTAGATATCATAACAGAGTTGGGTTTATAATAACTAATATTACTGATAACATAGGTGACGATAATAGATGGATAACAGAAATTTCGACTAAAATGTTTAATCTACCCGCTACCGAAGAACCAGATCCTACATTTTTAGCTGCTCAAGAAAAAATAGAAAAACAAAAAGAAGAAAGGAGAAAAGAATCTCAAGAAATATTAGATAATAGTAAAACTCAAGAAAACGTTAGAGATGAGTATGGAAAACCAGGGGACAAAGGTAATTTTGCTACAGTTGGTGTTCCTAAAGGATTTAATTTAAAATATGATGGTCAACCTGTAAAAGTTATTAGAGGGGTACATACCAAAGTAGCACAAAGTTTAAGATCAGCGTTAGAAGGTATATTAAATCATTATGGAGAGGAAAGAATTAATAAATTAGGTATTAATATTTATAGTGGAGTGTATAATAAAAGATCTAAAAGAGGAGGTACAACATGGAGTTTACATTCATGGGGTATTGCAATAGATTTATATGCATCAAAAAATGCTTTGAAAACAAAATCACCAGACGCTTTATTTTCTAGAGAAGAGTATCAACAGATGATAGATATATTTGAACAGAACGGATGGTATAGTTTAGGTAGAGCAGAAAATTATGACTGGATGCACTTCCAAGCATGGGATCCAAAACGCCCCGAATCTAAACCAAAGACTAGTAAAAAAACTTTATTATAGATGAGTAAGCTAAAAAAATTTCTTCCTGCTTTCAAATACCTTAAAGGTAAATTTGCTTCAAAAGGTCAATTTATGTTACCTAATGGACAACCTTATGAAGGTGCTTACCATCAACTCTATAACGGTGAAACATACACAGGTAGTATACCTAGCAAAGATGCTATAAGAATATTTGAAGACGACTCAGAACCGCATTTACCTATACCTGAATATGCTGATAAAATAACTTCAGAGCCAGTATATCCTCAACCCGAAGATTATGACAGAGGTTACTTTCTAAGATATTTTATTAAAGATACTAGGAACGGTAAAATTATAGAAGTTAAAAAGACAACTTCTCAAAAGAAACTAGAAAAAAAATACCTTAAAGGTATAACTGTAAAGTGGATTTTAGAAAAACCAGTTAAAGATATTTTTAATCAAGGATATCTCTTTAAAGGTGCCGCTACGAGAAATAAAGAAAATACTCAAAAAGCAAATTTAGAAATAAAAGGACTAGATTTATTTATTACAGAATTCGATAAATACGTAAATATTCAATCTGATGTTGAAGGTTATAAATTTGAAGATTTATCTAGGGAGGAAAAATTAAGAATAATTAAGAGGCAGTCTCCTTTAAGAACTCCTCCTAAATTAAAATATCCTCATATAATGTACGATCCGAAAAGCGGCAAATCAGTCTTAACTAAAACTGTAGAAGAGCATGAAATATATGTTAAGAAAGGTTGGGTACATAGAAAACCTAGATTTGCTAAACCTATTAAAGGACTTCGTCCTATTGTTCCAAAAAGACCTCCTGTTGTTCCTACTACTGCTCCTTCTACATCAGGAGGTGGAGGCGGCGGAGGCGGCGGTATACCTTACTCAATTAATGAAGAAATAGGCGATACATCTACTCCAGATCAATTTGGAGGTGGATCATCATCACCAAACCAAAGCCCTTCACAAGGAAATTATTATTAGTTGGTAGTTTAATTTTTTTTTACTATATTAAATAAAAAGGTTTTGTAAGTGTTTTATATAGTAGAAGAAGAATCTAAGTTAGTTAATCTCGAAAATCTTGTCAGATTAGGTTGTTATGTAGATGTAGTACCTACTCATGATCTATACCACCCTAAACTTACCTCAACGATTGCTGTATATATAAGATTACTTAAATCTGATCATGGTTTTATTATACCTATTGATCATGATGAAGGTTTAAACGTAGAAAAAGAACGTGTCTACAAGTTACTACTCAAAGCTAGTAAACTATATACATTTGATAAAAAGAAGCTGTTATATCATTTTAATTTACAGGATGCCATAGATATTTCTTTACTATATAGCATGGTAAAATACGAAAGATTAGATATAACCAGAAGCAATTCAGCAATAAACTATTTTTATAATAGATTTAGAGATAAACCTTTTGTTAATAAACTTATTCCTATTAGTAAATTATATGAATCATATGAAGATTTATATGAAAAGGTAAAATTTGTTATAGATTTTAAGATTCCTGATGGTTTTGATTTCTATAATAAAATTGCAACTAACGTATTCTACTTAATAGAGCAACATGGTATAGGAATTTATTATGAACCTTTCGTAGAGACGTTCTCTCCAAGGGATCCCTTATATAATATAAAAGACAATACAGTACTAACATCATATAATTTATACAATGCTACATCTAGACCCACTAATTCTTATAATAGTATTAATTTCGCTGCTATTCCTCACACGGAGAGGCATCGAAAAACCTTCCGACCGCAAGAAGATTACTTTGTGGAGTTTGATTTTGACGGGTATCACTTGCGTTTACTTTCTGAGCAGATTGATTATAAACTTACCCCTGAATCAGCTCATAAACAGTTAGCAAAGCTTTATTTTGAAAAAGATGAAATTAATGACGAAGAATACAGTAAAGCTAAGCAGATTAACTTTCAGGCAATTTACGGTAAAATACCTGAAGAGCATAAAGATTTAAAAATATTTAAAGAAATACAAGAATATATTGATGCAATGTGGAGTATGTTTAATGATAATGGAGTAGTGTGTAATCCACAGTCAGCAAAGCCTTTTACAAAAGAGTTAAAAGACATGCATCCAGCTAAATTGATGAATTATATGATGCAATCGTTGGAAACTTCAAATAATATTCTTATATTAAAAGAAGTACTACGCTACTTAAAAGATAAAAAGACAAAAATAGCGTTGTTTACTTACGATGCCATACTTTTTGATTTTAGTAAAGAAGATGGTAAAAAAACTTTAGAAGAAATCCAAAAGATTTTAGAAAAAGATGGGAAATACCCGGTTAAATTTAAGTTTAGTAAAAATTTAGTTTTGTAGAACAGAATCATATTTATAAGAGAATGCAATCAGTTACAGATTTTTCTGTCGAGTACGACTTCGACGAATTATATTTAAACGAAGATATGAGTAATAAACTGTTCTGTACGTTTTCTACCCAGGAAGGACTAGAGGACGTATTATCCTCTATACAGGAGAAATACAGAATAATATACAACAAGATTTTTGTTCTTTATTCAAAGAGCCAAGAAGAGTATATTTGTACGTATAATGTAGATTTTGGAAATGTATCAACATTTTTAGAAAATACCATTCTTGTACACAGAAAAAAAGAAACTAATACTCTTTATACGATTAATGCTTTAAACACTTTGATTAAAGAAATTAATGGAGGTGTATTAGATACATCTTATAGAGTAAACTGGTCAGATTATAGAAATTGCATTCTTCTTACCAAAGGACCAGAATTAAAAAGAGTAAATACTAAACTTTATAAGATAATAGAGTTGGAGAACTGAAAATAAGTTCTTATATTAGTATAATAAGTTATAAATTAAAATTAGTTATATGGATTTGAATGCGATCAAGGCTAAGCTAGATGCCTTAAACAACAACGGTCAGCAAAGAGAAAAAACTGACTATTCCACTATTTTTTGGAAACCTGAACTAGGAAAGCAAACAGTACGTATTGTACCTTCTGCTTTTGATCCTGCTTTTCCTTTTAAGGAGTTAAAGTTTCACTATGGTATTGGTAAATACCCTATGGTTGCTTTATCTAATTTTGGTAAGCAAGATCCTATCGAAGAGTTCGTGAAAGAACTTAGAAAAACGAATGATAAAGACAATTGGTCCTTATCTGGTAAAATTAGCCCTAAAACTAGAATCTTTGCTCCTGTTGTAGTAAGAGGAGAAGAAGATAAAGGTGTAAGATTATGGGGATTTGGAGTTACTATTTACAAGTCTTTACTTGCTTTAGCAGAAGACGAAGATGTAGGAGACTTTACTGACGTAATTAACGGTTGGGATATGGTAGTAGAACAGAGACAAGGTAATCCTTACCCAGAAACTACTGTTAGAATCAAACCTAAACAAACTCCTTTATCAGATAATAATGATTTAGTAGACAAGTGGTTAAAAGAACAACCAAATCCTGTAGAAGTACATACAGAATACGACTACGATTTTATTAAAAAACAACTTCAGAATTACTTAAATCCAGGATCTGCAGAGGAGAATACTCCAGCAGCAGGTGCTGAAACTTCGCCAGAAAGCTCTAGTCCTCAAAAAACTGACTTTACTTTAGAAACAGCTACCGCTGGCAATAAAGATACAGTTAGTAAATTTGATGACCTATTTAACGAGTAAAAATGGCAAAAAAGAAAGAAGAAGTAAAAGCTAGAGCGACTGAAGCAGTACGTAAGTCGTTTAATCTAGGAAATTTTAAAAAGAAGAAAGGTTACTCTAATGCTTCTGTAAAATTTAAGGAGCAAGGATGGATACCGTTATCCAAAGCCTTTCAAGATATTACTTCCTTACCTGGTATACCTACCGGGCACATCACTCTATTGCGTGGACATAGTGATACGGGCAAAACAACAGCCCTGATAGAAGCAGCAGTTAATGCCCAGAAATTGGGCATACTGCCTGTTTTTATTATTACTGAGATGAAATGGTCTTGGGAACATGCAAAAGAGATGGGATTACAAATAGAGGAGGTAAAAGATGCTAACGGTAATATTACAGATTATGAAGGGCATTTCTTATATGCCGACAGAGGTACTTTAAACACTATCGAAGATGTAGCAGTTTATATTGCAGATCTAATGGATGAACAAGCTAAAGGTAACTTACCTTTTGATATGTGTTTTTTCTGGGATAGTATCGGATCAGTACCTTGTGATTTATCTGTAAGATCTAATAAGAATAATAACGAATGGAATGCAGGTGCAATGTCTACTCAATTTGGTAATAATCTTAATCAAAAGATTCTATTATCAAGGAAAGAGAATTCACCTTATACTAATACGTTAGTTGCTATCAATAAAGTCTGGACTATGAAACCAGAATCACCTATGGGTATGCCTAAACTACAGAATAAAGGAGGTATGTCGATGTGGTATGATGCAACTTTAGTTATTACATTCGGTAATATTACTAACCCAGGTACATCTAAAATTAAAGCTATCAAAAACGGTATGCAAGTTGAATTTGCTAAACGTACTAACGTTCAAGTAGAAAAGAATCATATCGGAGGAGTACAGTCTAGAGGTAGAATTGTTATGACTCAGCATGGGTTTATTGAGGATGATAAAAGAGCTATCGATAAGTATAAAGATGCTCATAAAGACCACTGGTTAAAGTTAGTTGGTTCTATAGATTTTGATCTAATCGAAGAAGGTGACTTAGAAGAAACTCCAATATCACCTAATTTATTAGATTAATGGCGTACGAAAATATCTTAAATAACTTAAAGCAGACCCCACCCCGTGAGTTAAATGATCATATACTGATCATTGATGCTATGAATATGTTAATTCGTAGCTTCTCACTACTTAAGGCGATGAACCCATCAGGCACGCATATCGGAGGCCTGGTTGGGTTTCTTCGCTCATTGGGGTATGTAACAAGGATATTCGACCCTACTCGGGTGGTAGTTGTCTGGGACGGTAAAGGAGGTTCCGGAAATAGACAAAATATCGACCCTAACTATAAAGCTCAAAGAGCTACAGCAAGAATAACTCATTGGGGGTTATATGATACAAGAGAAGAAGAGCAAGAAGCTCTTATAGGACAATTATTAAGAACAAAAGATTATTTAGAATGTTTACCTTTACATCAAATAGTTTTGGAGAAACTAGAAGCGGACGACATAATAGCTTATTTAGCAAAAAACGCATCGTCAACAAACAAAAAAGTAACAATAGTTTCTTCAGACAAAGATTTTTTCCAACTCATAGATAAAAATATAGAAGTTTATGCTCCTGTAAAAAAGAAAACTTTTACTTTTGATAATGCATTAGAGGAAATAAAAGTATTGCCTCAAAATTATAATATTGTAAAAGCATTACTAGGAGATAATTCTGATAATTTACCTGGGGTTAAAGGACTAGGGATAAAAACTATCCTTTCAGAATGGAAAAGCTTTACTTACGATCCATTAGCATCATTAAACGATGTATGGGATCATTGCGAAACGCAATTAGACGGTGAAAAACCGAAGAAAATATTCGCTAAAATTATTCACGAGTGGGAAAGAGTAATAAAAAATTTCGAATTGATGAATTTACACGAATCTGTGTTGGATAATAGCGAAAAAAATACTATATTAGATATTATAAAGAGCCCGGTACCTGATTTGCAAACTGGCGCCTTCTTAAGATTACTAGATCAAGATAAAATAGAAGGAGTTACTAAAAATACAGAAGGCTGGCTCGAAAACTTTAGGGGGCTAACAACGGTTATAAAATGACATTAAAAAGTTTACAACAATACGGAAAAGGATTTCAGCTTAAGGTACTAGGATCATTACTTACAGATAAAAAGTTTTTACTTAATGTAAGAGACGTACTAACAGATGGATACTTTGATGCAGATTCACATAAGTGGATTATCAATCAGATTACTTCCTACTTTGATAAATACCATACTACGATTACTATGGATGTTCTTAAAGTAGAATTACAAAAAGTAGAAAACGAAGTACTTCAGGTTGCCTTAAAAGAAGAATTGAGAAACAGTTATCAAGCTTCTCAAGACGATTTAGATTATGTACAAGAAGAATTTACTAACTTCTGTAAAAATCAAGAAATGAAATCTGCCATACTAGATTCAGCTGATCTACTCAAGCAAGGTGACTTTGACGGCATTAGAAACTTAGTAGAAAGAGCTATGAAAGCCGGTATGGATAAAAATATTGGTCATGAATATAATAAAGATGTGGAAACTCGTTATAGGACTGATTACCGTCCTACTATACCTTCTCCTTGGCCTATACTTAACGATGGTATACAAGGAGGGTTCGGACCTGGTGATCTTGCTATTGTGTTTGGTAACCCAGGTGGTGGGAAGTCTTGGACTATGGTCGCTATTGCGGCTCACGCTGTTAAACTCGGATATAAAGTAAATTATTATACTTTAGAATTAGGTGAAGATTATGTTGGAAAAAGGTTTGACTGTTATTTCACTGGTTATTCTATTGATGAAGTAAATAAACACCGTAAAGAAGTACAAAAATATGTCGATAACTTAAAAGGTAAGTTAATCGTAAAAGAATATGCACCTAAAAGTGCAACTGTAAATACTGTAAAATCTCATATACAGAAATGTATTGATATGGAGCATAAACCAGACCTAGTTATTGTAGACTATGTTGATTATTTAAGAGCTCCTTCAAAAGGTAAATTTTCAGAAAGAAAAGATGAGATTGATGATGTATTTATTGCTACTAAAGGGTTAGCAAAAGAACTTAAGATACCTATTCTTACACCTTCTCAGGTAAATAGAATGGGTGCTAAAGATTCTGTTATTGAAGGTGATAAAGCTGCAGGTAGTTATGATAAAATGATGGTTGCAGATATTTGTTTATCTCTTTCGAGACAGAAAGAGGATAAAGTCCTCGGAACTGGTAGAGTTCATGTAATGAAAAACCGTTACGGTCAGGATGGTATGACTTATAATGTTAAGATGGATACTAATAACGGCCATATTGAGTTTGAAGGTAAAGCTGATTTAGATAGTTTAGATATACCTAATGAAAATGGAGTTAATTCTACCCACAAAGAACTGGCAAAGAAATTTTTCAGTGTTGAACGTTTAGATAACGGTTAATGCTGATATTTATTAAAGATGTCCTCAAGAGAAATATATTGACTCTTGGGGATTTACTGTCTTATTAACCTATTAATATATAAAGATATATGAGTCTATTAGAAGAAAGAGTGGTTTATAAACCATTCGAATACCCCAAAGCATTTGATTACTGGCTAAAACAACAACAAGCCCACTGGTTACACACTGAAGTCCCAATGTCGCAAGATGTTACTGACTGGAAAAGCAATTTAAAAGATCACGAAAAGAATGTCGTTGGACAAATTCTAAAAGGATTCGCTCAAACTGAAACAATAGTTAATGATTACTGGTCTACGTTAGTAACTAAATGGTTTAGAAAACCAGAAGTTATTATGATGGGTACAACTTTAGGTTCTAGTGAGACTATTCATGCTGAGGCATATTCTTTATTAAACGAGCAATTAGGTTTAGATGACTTCGCAGAGTTTTTAGAAGACGAAACTACTATGGCGAAAATTGAATCATTAATGAAAGTAAGAGATAATCACGACGGTACTCCTAACTGGCATGAAAGAGCTAAGTCGTTAGCGATTTTTTCTGCGTTTACAGAAGGTGTAAATTTATTTTCTTCTTTTGCAGTACTCTTATCTTTTAAAATGAGAAATAAATTAAAAGGTGTAGGACAGATAGTAGAATGGTCAGTAAGAGATGAATCACTCCACTCTGAAGCTGGCTGCTGGTTATTTAGAACCTTAATGAAAGAACATCCAGAATTTAAAACTGATAAATTAGTAAAAGAAATAGAAGAAGCAGCTATGCTAGCATCTAAATTAGAATTCGATTTTATTGATAAAGTATTTGAATTAGGTGATTTAGAAAACTTAACTAAAGATGAATTAAAGAATTTTATCAAACATAGAATTAATACTAAAATGGCAGATTTAGGTTTAAAACCTATCATACCAGCTGAAGAAATTGATAAAGGAGCTTTAAAGACGATGAAATGGTTCGATGCAGTTATTGCAGGTAAACAGCAAACTGATTTCTTTGCTAATAGAGTTACTAATTATGCTAAAGGTCATATGGAGTGGGACGCAAACGCAATGTTTTAATATACTGATATGACTTTACAATTAGATTATTCCCAATGGGAATCAGGCAAAGATTATCCTGAATGGATGAATGAAATCTCTTTAGCAACCATTTCTAAAGGGTACTTACTAGAAAACGAAACACCTAAATTAGCTTATCGAAGAGTAGCTAATAGAATAGCACAAAGATTAGACCGACCAGACTTAGCAAATAAGTTTTTTCGTTATATGTGGAAAGGTTGGTTGAACTTAGCCTCCCCTGTTTTATCAAACACAGGAACTGATAGAGGTTTACCTATCTCCTGTTTTGGTATTGACACACCAGATTCTATTAGAGGAATAGGTCTTACTAACGCTGAGTTAATGAGACTTACTTCTCTTGGTGGTGGTGTTGGAATTGGATTATCTAAAATTAGAGGCAGAGGAGCAAACATAGGTAATGGGAATACAGGTCAGTCAGAAGGTGTAGTTCCTTGGGCTAAGATTTATGATTCTACTATTATTGCTACTAATCAAGGAGCAGTAAGAAGAGGTGCAGCATCTGTAAATTTAGATATAAATCATCCAGATATAGAAGAGTATTTAGAAATTAGAAGACCTAAAGGAGATCCTAATAGACAGTGTCTTAACCTACATCAATGTGTTGTAGTGGATGATACATTCATGCAAAGATTAGAACATAGAGACGCTGAGGCAATGAGAATCTGGGTTAAAATACTTAAATCAAGAGTAGAAACTGGAGAACCTTATATCATGTATCATGATAACGTTAATAATAACAACCCTGCTGCATATAAAAAGAATAATTTAGATGTTTCTATGACAAATATATGCTCAGAAATTACTTTACATACTGATGAAGAGCATAGTTTTATTTGTTGTTTATCTTCCGTTAATTTAACTAAATGGCATGAATGGAAAAACACAGATTTAATTGAGACTGCAATCTATTTCTTAGACGGAGTCTTAGAAGAATTTTTAACTAAGACTTCTGGAAGAGAATCTTTAGTAAGAGCTCATAGAAGTGCTAAAAAAGGTAGAGCAATTGGTTTAGGTGTTTTAGGATGGCATACGTTATTACAAAATGAAAGAATACCATTTGCTTCTGTTGGTGCTACGTCACTAACTCATCAAATATTCTCTGATATCAAACAAAAAGCAGAAAATGCTTCAAGAAAATTAGCAGACGAATATGGAGAACCAGTATGGTGTAGAGGAACGGGTATGAGAAACACTCACGTATTAGCAGTTGCACCCACAGTTTCTAATAGTACTATTGCTGGAGGAGTTTCTGCTGGTATTGAACCTATACCTGCTAATATTTATACTTTCAATTCAGCTAAAGGTACTTTTATTCGTAAAAATGGTGCTTTAGAAGCTTATTTAGAAGAGAAAGGAGCTAATACCGAAGAAGTTTGGGATCAGATTATGAGAGATAGGGGTTCTATCGCAAATTTACCCGAAGATATTATGCCTGCAGAAGATAAACCTATTTTCTTAACTTTCGCAGAAATTAACCAACTACAGTTAGTCGAGCAGGCTGCTGCTAGACAGAAGTATATAGACCAAACTCAATCGCTTAATTTAGCTTTTGATCCAACAGACAGTCCTAAATTCATTAACGAAGTACATATGGCTGCATGGAGACTTGGTGTTAAAACTTTATATTATTTAAGAACAGATTCAGTAATTAACGGTGATATAGGAAGTAGAACGTCTACTGACTGTTTGAGCTGTGATGGTTAAAATTAAATTATGGTGTTATCAATTGTTTTAGGAGTTATCCTAATCGGAGTAGTGGTATTTTATACTAGAAAAATAAAAATACTAAAAGAAAGTTTTGAAAAAGAAAGAGGGTTAATAAAAATAGATGCTAAAAAAAGGTCTGGGGCAGTACAGTGGGGAAAAACAATTGAACATTTTGTTCCATTTATGACTGATTTTCCTATACCTGCTGAGGATTGTACTTTTTTAGGTATGCCTATAGATTATGTCGGATTTACTAATACTAATAGTAAAACTAAATGTGCAGTTCATATTATAGAAGTAAAAAGTGGATCTTCTTTTTTAATGTCAAAGCAAAGGAATATTAAAAAAGCAATAGAAGAAGGAAGAGTACACTGGCATGAAATATCAGTAGATGGTAATACCGTTAAATAAAGTTGGATTTTTAAATTATTTTTATTATATTATATTATGGTTAAAGCTATAAAATTTTACGCAGATTGGTGCGGTCCTTGTAAAGCATATGATAAGATATGGAGCAAGGTAAAAGAAGAAATAACTGAAGGGGTAGAGTATGTTAATATTAACGTAGATAAAGATACTACAGGATTAGCAGCTGAATATAAAGTAAGATCTATTCCGTATACAGTTATTATAAAAGATCAAGCTGAAACTACTAAAGTTGGTTTGATTTCTGAAAGTGAATTAAAAGATTTAATTACTAATTAAAGTTATAAATAAATGTTACGAAAACCTGATTCAATACCTGCTAGTGATACTGTAATAAAAGATCCTGGTATGGAACCTTATTTCATTACTAAATCTTCTACCGGAGGATATACAGTTTATGAAAGAGTTGTTAAAGGAGAAAATAATACTCCTTATATTAAAACGATTTGTTATCCAGCAAGATTCTCAAATGCTTTAAAAGTAGTTGCTGAAGAATTGCTTAACTCTAATAAGCATTTTACATCTATAAAAGATTATGTAAAAACTTATAATGAGATATCAGATAAAATTACTGGTGTATCCAGTATATAGCGTTTGCCTATACGCTTAATAATACCTGGCAAATTTAATAATTATATTTATCATGGCAAAGAATGTCGTAGTGTCTTTATCTGGAGGGATGGACTCCTCAACTTTATTACTTAGATGTTTATCTGAGTACGATAATGTAACAGCTATATCTTTTGATTATGGTCAAAAGCATAGAGTGGAACTTGAAAGAGCTCAATCATTAGTAGACTATATTAATGAAAATTGTACTGACGAAAATTGTTTCGGCGGATGTAGAGTTAATTATCAAGTTATTAAATTAGATGGTTTAGTTAATCTGTTAAATTCTAATCTTGTTCAAGGTGGTGATGATGTACCTGAAGGACATTATGAGGAAGATAATATGAAAGCTACCGTGGTACCGAATAGAAATAAAATATTTGCTTCTTTAGTTCAAGCAGTTGCTCTCTCTGCTGCTAACGCTAATGGAAATGATACTGATATTGCTTTAGGTATTCATGCTGGTGATCATGCAATCTATCCCGACTGTAGACAAGAGTTTAGAGATGCAGATGACACTGCTTTCAGAACTGGTAACTGGGATGCAGATAAAGTAGGCTACTTTACACCTTACTTAGAGACAGATAAATTAGGAATTTTGAAAGATGGAGAAAAATTGGTTAGTGAGTTGGGTATTGAGTTTGACGAAGTATACAAGAGAACGAATACTTCTTATAAGCCATATCCTTCTGGAAATTCTGATTATAAGTCTGCTTCTAGTGTGGAGAGGATTGAGGCTTTTATTAATCTTGGCAGAAAAGATCCCGTTCAATATGAGGACGAGACTGGACCGGTGGATTATGAAGTTGCAAAAACTCACGTAGAGAAGTTACTAGCTGAACACGCAGCTTAAAAACGTGTATTAAACGAGTAGTTCAGTAGGTAGAACACTTTGGCTTAACCTGGCGCGGAGAAGTAGCTTGAACGTGGAGCGAAACTTGTAATACATTCGATCGTGAAAAGCAAAAGGGTCAAAGAGGACGGGGGTTCGAGTCCCCCCTCGTATACTAAAAAGAGAATTAGTTATTCTTTATAAAAAAAGTTGCTATTTAGGATTAAGTTTCTTATATTTAATAATATGTATAATAACAGTGTCGTAGCACCACTTTAAAAACACAAATATGAATAATAAAACTACAGAAAGAGAACTGAACGATTTCTTAATGAATCGTGAAGCTCGAAACATTTCCCAAGACTATACAGTCGACCCAATCAAACTAGAAAATAACTACCCAGACGCAAAAAAACATCAAATTGTGTCGTTTATTAAATCAGGAATTCGTATATTAGGATATATACTTATTCCTTTTAATTTATTATGGGCTGCAGGTATACTTGTAGTATCTGAAGTAGTAGGTATAATAGAAGAATTAGTTTAGTTATGGGAAAATTTATATCAACAAAAGTATTTGACGGATACTCTACAGTTTTTCGTCAATGGAAAGCAGAGACTACTCATTGCAAATATCTACATGGGTATGGAGTATCATTTAAACTCTATTTTCAAGGAGAGTTAGACGAAAGAAATTGGGTTTGGGATTTCGGAGGAATGAAAAGAGCTAATGGTACTATAGATAATATGTCTCCAAAAGCATGGTTTGACTATATGTTTGATCATACTTTTATAGTAGCTGAAGACGATCCTTATAAAGAATCATTCTTAAAAATGAATGAAGCAGGAGTAGCTCAAGTTAGAGTTATACCTGCAACTGGAGCAGAAAGATTTGCTAAATTTATTTACGATAAGGTTAATCCTTTTATTCAAGAAGAAACT